AAGATTGATGTGCTAAACGGTGCCGGCGTGGTGAATCAAATCACCACAGTCACAGTCCGAATTACCACAGACGCAAAAAACCCACCCTCAAACTACCAGACCATGGTGAACACTTTTAAGGCAGCTAGATTAGATTCTGCCATCACTGGTGTTACTCAAAGAACAACTCAGGTCACAACTGAGTTTGTGTCAGATGCCCAGGTCACAGAGTTTGAATTCAGTTTTACCGAACTGATCGTTAACACTTAACAAGGAACAACAAAATGGCTTATATCTATCCCGCACCTGGTGTAGCAGGCAAAGAAGTAATTCTTACTCTTGCTGCCGGCGATGCCACACTTACAGGAAATCTAGTAGTGCCTGCACTGCAAGACGTCACTGTGAACAACAGCAACGATGTGTTTACCTGGACTCAGTTAGATGAGACAGCTAAACTTCAAGTTGCAACCACAGCAACCAACAGCTTGTCAATGAACATTGTTTTGGACCAAGCTGCTTTCTTTGGCACCGGTGGCAACACCACTGTGGCCAACGTGGGCATCATTGGCATGAGCACTGCCAAGACTCTGGTTGACTTTGACCTTTACCTGGGTGACACCAGCGCAGGTGCTGCTGGCAAGACCATCAGTGGCCTGGGCTACATCACTGGTTTGGCTCCAACAGTGAGTGCAGATGCACCTGTTTGGGTATCACCAATCACAATCACTGTGAGTGGCGAATACACAATTTCCTAAACTCTAGGAACCCCCAGAAAAGGCCTGTAAAAACGGCCTTTTCTCTTGACCCGGATAAGTAATATAGGAGATCAAAAGATGCAGGTAATTGATTCAAAGACCACAGTGGAACTGCTACGCAGTTTACTGGCAGAAACAGCCAAGGCCACCAACGAACTGCGTTGTGCTCGAGGCGACATAGAAAAAGCACAGAGCCGACTGCAATTTACAGTGGCAGTGTTGAATGAAATGATTAACAGACAGGAGATCAAATGAAACTAGCAGAACTAGCAAAAAAACCCCAACTTATCAAAGTTACCATCACAGACGAAGACATTGTGACAGAGTTTGGTGAAGCATTAGAATTTTGGACCTGGGATCGTCAACCCATGGACACATTCCTAAAATTGGCCTCAGTGGATCAAGCCAACACATCATCAGTAATTGCTGCCGTGCGTGATTTAATCTTGGATGAAGCAGGCAAGCCAATTCTCACAGGCGAAGTCAGTCTGCCAACCAAGGTCATGATGCGTGTGATCACTGCTGTGGTTGAATCCCTGGGAAAGTAATCAACGCCCAGTTAGACCCAGATTCTGCTGATCTGCGGCGTTGCCTGGTGCTTGACAATCTGGCCACAAGATATCACCTGTTGCCCAGTCGTGTGTTGGCCGAAGCTGACACCCTGGACTTTCTTGTGATGGATGTGATGCTGGCCTACACACAGTATCAACAAGACAAGGCCGAAGCAAAACGCAAAGGCACAGCACCTGCCGCACCTAATCTTCCGCTAAATACTTTGGAGAAAATGATTGAAAGGACTAGACAGCAATGACTGTGCGATTACAAAAAAATACAATGACTGCAAGTCTGGCTCGTATACAACGAGATCTTGTTGCTGTGCCTAAAGAAATCTACAACTACTGGCGTAGTATTACCCCAATCCGATCAGGCAATGCACGTCGTCGGACTGTGCTCAAAGGTGACACAATCAACGCTGACTATCCTTATGCTGTGCCACTGAATGATGGCCTCAGTAAACAAGCACCCAGAGGTATGAGCAAGCCTACTGAACAATACTTGAAACGCATACTTGATAAGAAGATAAGGAAATAACATGGCAGATCTAACCTACACGGCATCGCTGGATGACAAGATATCGCCGGCACTGGCTCGGATACAACAACAAACAAAAAAGACAGCAGATGCCTTTGGTGCGTTTAAGACAGCATTGGCAGGCCTGGCCATTGGTGCTGCCATTCAAAGTGCCCTGCGTTATGCTGATGCTATAACGGATGTGGCTGATGCCACTGAAATGGCAGTGCAGAATGTAATAGGATTTAGCAAAGCAGTTTCAGCCGCAGGCGGCAACAGCGAAAAAGCACAGGCTGCCATGGTCAAGTTCAACAACACCTTGGGCGATGCAGCACAGGGTGGCTTGGCAGCACAAGATGCATTTGCACAAATTGGCATCACTCTCACAGACCTACGCACACTCAGCAGTGAAGATCTATTTGGCCTCACAGTGAAACGCCTGGGCGAACTGGGCGATGTGGGACTGAGAACAAAACTAACCAATGACCTGTTGGGCAAAAGCCTGCGTGGTGTAAACCTAAAAGGTCTCAGCGATGACTATGCACGTGCCACTGCTGCCAGTGCGGAGTATGCAGAAAGTGTGCGCAAAGGTGCAGAACTACAAGACAAACTGGATGCGGCATTTAGTAAAATCAAACTTAGTATTTTAAGTAGTATTGAACCCTTGGTAACCTTTCTCAACAGTTTAGACACTGCCAAGATAGATCAATTCATCTCGGCTGTGGTGAAGATTGCCGCTGCCGCCACTGCCATCCTGGGCCTGGCCAAGGCATTTGAAATCTTAGTCAAAGCTGTTGGACTGTTGGGTGGCGTATTTGCGCTTTACAAAACAGGCCTATTAAACATTGCAGCAGGTGCCACTGGCGCTGTGGCTGCCATTACTAGTCTAGGTAAAACTGCTGCCATCACTGCCACTGTGTTGAGTCGTTACGCAATACCTGCTTGGTTAAGTGCTGCCACTTGGTCAGCATTGGGCACACAAATTGCCTTGACATTCAGCACCTTGGCCACAAGAGTTGGATTTGCCACAGCAGCATTTGGTGGACTCAGTGGTGCTGTGGCTGCAATGGCCTTGGGTGTTGGTAAAGTTGCCTTGGCATTTGTGGCAGTGGGTGCTGCCGTGGTGGGTATCAATGAATTGATCAAACTGGCTTTTGATATTGATCCCATTGACTCAATGGCTACCAAATTAGAAAATCTAGTCACCAGTGCTTTTCCCAGTCTGGCAGCAGGCATCAACAAAGTTGGTGCGGCTTTGGGAATGGCAGCACCGCCCAGCCAAGGTGGCGGCGGGGCAGGACGTGGCAACGGTCAACTACACCTGGAACTTTACAAAAAACAAAATGAAGAACTGGCCCGGCAAACAGCCTTGGCAGATGAAAAATTAAAACTTGATAAAGAAATTCAAGATGCACTGGCCAAACAAAAATTAGAAATAGCCGGTATCACAGCAGAGTTTAGGAAACAACTAGATAGCAAAGCAGGAACATTACAGTTAGAAACTGAACTGATTGGCAAGAGCGAACAGCAAAAACAAATCTTACAAGTAATTGCTGATCTAACCAGGACCACCACAGATGAAGTTGATAAACTAACCAAAGCAAGAGATAATCTCAATGCGGCAGAAAAACGTGGCGGGCTAGGACAAGAATACGACAAGCAAATTGCCGCTGTGCAAGCACTGTCTAAATCTGAACAAATGAGATTGGTTGCACTGGTGTCAGGTCTGAATGATGCCAAGAACTTAGAAGAACTCAGACTGTTTGGGCTGAAAGAACAACAGGGTCTGGAAGACAAGCTGTTGAGCATTCAGCGTGAAATGGCTGACCTGACTCTGTCGGACATTGAAAAGAAATATCGTGAAATTGCCAGAGCCGCAGATGATTCAGCCAAGGCAGCCATACGTGCTGAAGAAGCTCGTCGTGGTGCACCACTCAACAGTGCTGAACAAGCAGCCTACTATGCTGCCTCAAAGAAAGGCATTGAAGGCGTAATTGCCGCACAAAAGCAGTTGACAGCACAGTCAAGATCATTTGGCACAGGCTGGGCCAAGGCCTGGGCAGAATACACAGATGCTGCCACCAATGCGGCGGCTGTGGCAGGGCGAGTGTTTGACAAGTTCACTTCAGGATTGGAAGATGCCATTGTGGGCTTTGCCAAAACAGGCAAGTTTCAGTGGAAAACATTTGTGGCCGACATGGCAGAAGAACTGCTACGCAGTCAGATCAAATCAACCATTGCCAGTTTTGGCGATGCAATAGGATTAGGAAGTTTATTTGGTGGTGCGGCAGGTGGTGGTGCTACCAGAGGCCAAAGTGCCAACAGCCCTATGTATGTGTATGATGTGAGTTCGGGTGGCACAGGTGGTGGCGGCCTGTTTGGTGGTGGACAGACTGGTCAACAAGGCGGCTCTGGTGGTGGCATATTTGACACCATTGGCAATATATTTGGCGGCGTTAAAGATGCTGTAGGCAATGTATTCGGCGGCATTGGCGATGCCATTGGCGGCGTGGTTGACACAATCGGCGGCATCTTTTCCGGTGGTGGTGGCGGTGGTGGTGGCGGTGGTATTTTAGATACAATTGGTAGTTTCTTTGATGGTTTCTTTGCCAATGGTGGCAACATTGGTGCAGGTAAGTTTGGCATTGTGGGCGAACGTGGACCAGAATTTGTTGGCGGCCCTGCTAGTGTCACACCCATGTCAGGTGGCTCAGTGACCTACAATATCAGTGCAGTGGATGCTGCCAGTTTCCAAGCACTTGTGGCTAGAGATCCACAGTTTATTCACGCAGTGGCCATGCAAGGTGGCCGTGGCATACCTAGTTACGGGAGATAACAATGAGTTTTCAATGGATTTTTGATTATGCAGAAAGTTTGGCAATAGATACCAAACCTCTAGTAGCTGCCACTCAGAGTTTGGATGGCACTTATAGAAGCACCACACTGAATGCCGCACCTTGGCAGTTCACAGTGAAAGTGCCCGATGGCATCAGATGGAGCGAGCTGAGACAAGAAATTTCTACTGCACAGGCCCTGGGTAGATCCACAGCAGCCACGGTGCTGTTGAGCAACGCAGGATATACCAGTTGGCTCAATGCTTATCAAGGCAACTGTGCCAATCCTGCTGCCGTAACTGCTAGTTGGACCACCGGCAACACCATAACACTCACAGGTGGACAGGCAGCGTCAGGATTTAACTTCAGAGCCGGTGACATCTTACAATTGGGCTCTGCATCTGCTTATCAAGTGGCAGCAGATGTGCCATACAATTCCAACACAGTGACCTTGAATAGACCCTTGTTGGCCACTGCTGGCTCAGCCACTTTGAAAATTGGACCTGCTGTGACTTGGTCTGTGCGTTGCAAAACATTTCCAGATTGGACTATATTTGCAAGAGATCAAGTGAGTTGGTCTGGTCCATTTGTTTTTGTTGAGGCCTTGGTCTAATGAATCTCGCTAATTATTCTGCCATTGGTTCTGCACTGTTGATCCGTATTGCTGTGCCAGATGAAGCTGTCACTACTTTTTCTACCTATTGGAAAAGTCTCACTGTGGACGGCACAACCTATACCGGGCTAGGCAGCTTGGTCAGCCTGAGTGAAACACAGAACAATATCCGTGCCACTGGACAAGAACTTACCATCAGCATTTCTGGTATACCTGCAGAAAACTTGACATTGGCAAAACAAACTCTATTAAGAGGCAGCACAGTGCAAGTGCGTCGTTATGTGTTTGATCCCAACACAGGATCTGCCTTGGCCATTGCTGACAATCCTACAGGTAGATTTTTTGGAATCATAACTAATTTTGCTATAGATTTCACAGCCAACATCGCCGAAGCAGATAGATCAGGCACTGCTGTGATCAGCTTGACCTGTGCCAGCACAGTGAGTCAGTTGGGCAACAAAGTGTCAGGCAGACGCACTGCCAAAGAAGATCAGAAAAGATACTATCCCGGAGACCTCAGTATGGATCGTATAGGCTGCCTGTGCCGCAGTAACTTTAATTTTGGAGGACCCGCATGAGCCTGTTTGACACCATTACAGATCTTGGTAAACAGGCCATTGGCCTATTTTCTGGCAATGACATAGGTTCAAGTCTGGCACGCACTGCGTTGAGTGCTTATGCAGTGAGTCAGGTCACCAAGAGCATTGGACGAGACAATGATGCTGCCACACAGGCCCGGACACCTGCACCGTCCAAACAAGACACAGGACAGGCCATACAGGTCATACCAGATCAAAACAATAGAATACCTGTGCTGTATGGTAAAAACACAATGCCTGGCATTATTGTAGATGCCAATATTTCAGATGATCGCACCAAAATGACCTATGTGTTTGCCATCTGTGAAAAGACTGGCACCTTGCTCAGCAGCGGCTCAGCCACCACTTACACCTGGGACCAGGTGTATGTGAACGATCAACGTGCAGTGTTCAAAGAAGATGGTTGCACCTTGGACTCCACAGTGGATCGCAATGGTGTGCAAGACATCACCATGAGAGACCTGGTGACCATTCGCATGTATGCCGGCAACTCATTTGGCATTAGTCAAATACCTTTGAACAATGGCTATGCCATCACAGCAACCAACGCCTGGGACATAGTGCCCGGCTGGACACCCATGCATGTGATGAACGATCTTGTGATGGCCATCATCACTGTGATCTACAACAGTGAAAAAGGTCTCAACGGAGTGCCTAAAATGCTGTTCGAACTTTCAAGTAGTATGACACAACCTGGAGATGTGCTGTATGATTATGCCACCAACACCAGATACGGGGCTGGTATAGCCACAGGAGACATTTACAGTGAATAATTTTTCAGAACTCAACGACTACGGCGCAGGACAGGTCACGTTTCAAAGCCAAGCAGACTATTCAATTGTGTTTGGCAACAGTCTGGGCAATGGCAGTGTCACTGCCAATAACACTGTGTTTTTTACCTTGCAAAACAGGCAGCCCATTATAAGTTTTACCAATCCATTGGAGCCCTTGGTTGTGAGCATTATTGCACAGCCAGATCTCAACGGAGCCTGTATAAACACTATTCAATATGTGGGCAACAATGCCAACATCACAATTTCCAATCCTACCGCAGGTGCTTGGGTAGCGCAGGGCATGTGGACAGTGGCCGACTACAATGAACTGTTTGCCAATGGCGTGGTGGAACTACCTGCGTTGCGAACAGATGATTTTGTGATGGAAACCACTGCGAATGATCAACTGGGCAACACCAGAAGTTTTTACACTGAAGTGGATGTGATCCCAGGTGGGTTTAGTCGTCCCAACACAGTGAGCTTTGATGAAGACACCACTGTGCAGATAGATGGTATGGGATTTTCGGATCTAGCAGATCAAAATTATACATTTACTTTTGGTCTTGTGCCCACTAATTCTGGCAACATTTTACTCAATGCCACTGCACAGCAGGGCAACACTATTGTATCAACAGGAACAAGAACTCAAATCAACACCAGATTGCAGGGCAACATTGCATTTATTCCTGCAGATGACTATGCAGCCAATGCTGTGATGGCTGTGAACATCTACAACAACACCACTTCAACTGATCTGGGCTATGCCAACATTGCTCTGCAGATTGCGGCAACACATGCGGAAAGCAGTTATCCATCCGACATCACATACAGTGATGTGGGCAACATTGCATTCAATGTGTGGACCTCAGGTAATTCGTTTGCTGTGACTGATCAAGCAGTGGGTAAAAATTATTCACTCACGTTCAATATGGGCAACACTGTGATTGGCAATCTGTATCAAGGCAACACCCTGGGTGGCAGTTCAGTCACGCTGACCGGCAACAAGGCCGCAGTGAATTCTGCCATTGGCAATGTGCTGTTTGTGCCCAATGGACTCAGCACTGCCAACGCCAGCCTGGTATTCACACAGACTCAGACCACTGCCAATATCCTTCAAACCAATGTCACAATACCCATGATCAATCAAATAGTAGCTCAGCATGCAAACGATGCAGGTCCGCTTCCAGTGGGACAGCTTTACACAACCGGTAATGCTCAAGCCAATACTGCCAACACCAGTTTTTCACTCAGCACTTATTCCGGTGCAAGTGGCAATGTTTTACTCCAAACCCTGGGCAACACAATAACACCAGCGGCAGCTCGTGTGACCACTAATGTAAAATACAGTCCTATCAGCATACGCCTTAGCAACCAAACAGGCCTTCAAAATCACAGACCTTACTTGACAGCAGGCAGCACAGTGCCTGATACTTGTTATTTTGCCTTCTGGGTGTATTTCAACGGAGTATCACCTAACAAAATATTAACCTTGTTTAATTCAGTTGGTGGCGGCGGCATTCCAGCCGGCCATGCTGTATTGTCCATACAGTTTTCAGGAGGCAGCGGCTTTGTTCTCCCCAACGACGGTTATGTAGTGTCAGGTGGGTATTACACTGAGCGGTTGGTTTTGGGTGGGGGATTTGAGCTCAATACCTGGAATCATATAGCAGTGCAACGAGGACCTACTGTTGCGTCTGGTGTGGCCCCGATTGCGGCCTGGGTCAACGGCCAACCACAAACCTCAGCATTCAGTGGACAAGGCCTCGGCAACCCTGGCTTTGCCATACCCTATATCAGTGGCTATCCTTGGAATAAATTTCGCTTTGGTCGACCCGGCGGCCCTGTCAGTGACACGCAAACAGCCCCGTTTTTACAAGATTTTTTACTGGATGACATTGTGTATCAAGACAACAATCCCTATACAGCAGGGGTGGCATTCACCCCCCAACCCTTGGGCCAGTTCACCGGCAATATTCGTATGATGATGACTGGATGCTGATCCAATGACTACAGGAATTTAATATGGCTACACAATCAAGATTTACCATCAACGGTGTGATTGACACCAGTAAAACTGCATTGCAAAATCTCGAAGATATCTGCAACAGTTGCGGTGGCTGGTTGACTTTTGACAACTATTCAGGCAAGTGGAGTGTGGTGATCAATCAGCCCGGCAGTAGCATAAAGACCTTTGATCACAGCAACATCATTGGTGGCATCAGAATGAATGGCACAGGATTAGAAGATCTTTACAATGCAGTCAAAGTGACCTATCCGTTGAATGACATACAAAACAACACAGACTTTATTGAAATAGCCTTGCCCGAGGCCGAATGGAATCCCAACGAAGTAAAAAATGTTTTGGACATTACTTTGCCCTTGGTAAACAATCAGGTGCAGGCTCGATTGATTGGATTTAGAGATCTCAAACAGAATCGAGTGAATCAGATCATACAGTTTGAAACAGACTACAGCAGTATTGGACTCAAGGCCGGAGACATCATCACAGTGACTTCTGAACCCATAGGCCTCTCAGCCGAACTGTATAGAATCAGCGAAATAAGAGAACAGGATTCAGCAGAACTGGGCATCACATTGACCATCACAGCCATTTTGTATAGTGCTGACGTATACGATGAGAACAATCTAAATCAATACATTTTAACTACAGAAAACGGCATTATAACAGCAGGTGACATTGGCACTCCGCTTCAGCCCACAGTGACCTCTTATCAAAGTGCTGCCAGACCCAGACTGGTGATCAACACAGTGGTGCCATCTGGTGTGATTTCAGCAATGGAATTTTGGTTGACCACTGGCAATGCCAGTAATACTTACAACCTGGTTGGCACACAAACCAACACATCAGGTGTGTTTCTCACAGAAGGCAGCACAGTGACCCTGGACATCAGTAATCAGGACACAGGCAATGTGTATGTGAAAACTCGAGCTGTGAACAGCACCTCGGCTGGTGCTTTCAGTCCTGTGAGTGCGTTGATTCCTTTTGTGCCGGTTCAGGTCACTGATAAAATTGGTGATGGAACAGAACTGAATGGAATCAATCTCAACGGCTTGGCCTTGCCATTGTTGTTGAGCAAATTGACCAGCCTGTTTGGTTCTGGTGATGGCAGCAACACTCTAGCAAATCAACTAATTACCGTAGGAGGAATGGATTCCAGCACTATTCAATCAGCGGATTTTGGAGTAGCAAACACAGAAACACGGTTAAATGACATGGCCGCTGGCTACACAGACGCTGACGGATATGACCTGGCTACAGTGATAGCCAACGCCATTCCTATACCATTTACTTTGGCCACTGCTTGTAAATTATTAGATATAAATGTGACCACACCTTTGTGCGAGATGCAGTATAGATTTGAAGATCGCACAGGAACAATACGTCAAATAAATCCTTTTATTGCACAGCCGCCAATGGGTATAGATTTATGGACTGGCACTCCTGCTAGTCCGGGATCACAAATTGCCAGCGCCACAATTGACTGGCAATTTAACAGTGTGAGAATATTGATGCCAGGCATAGCAGCAGGTAGTTATTATATTGCTGCTTATATTCTTCCAACATATGACCTAGACATGTATTGGGTAAGATCTGGTATTGATGTTTACAGTAAGATATTTTATACCAACTTTAATATTATAGGTGGGCAAGGTCTGAAACTAACATTGAACAAAATAAGATAATTCTCTATAAATACTGATACCTGCACTGCCTCAGTGGTGCAGCCATCACCCTTAGGAGAGCACAATGAGCGGAGTATTAGACTTCCAACAATACGTTGGCGGACCAGATCAAATCAAATGCGAGCAGTGGTTTCCCACCAATCGTCGCACCTTAATATACAATTTTCAACAAGACATCACTGGCTGGACCTTTAGTGCAGACTTTCAAGTGGTGGTTGTGGACACAGTGACCTTTCAACGCTACACAGGTCAACCCAATTTTTCCAACAGCACCATCATTGGCACATTTGCCAAGGTTGATCTGTCTGCGTTTGCAGGTGGTATCTATGTGCCCACTGTGTTCAATGCTGCCACAGGCACTGTGCGAGTGTTTCACCCCAACCTAATGTATACTGGTCCTATCATTCCGGATGCACGTAAAAACGTGCCCATCACTGTGTTCTCTTTTGCCTGGACAGATGCCAATTCACCCATTACCAATGTTAACAAACATCGATTTGCATTGGTCAATGCCTGGGAACCTGATGTCACACCTGGAGACCCCACACTCAGCACCAATCCGCTTTATACTCCTCTAGTGGTGGCTTGATATGAGTTACACTGTCATTATCACCGAAGAGGACACTGCCAACATCACAGTGGATGAAACCACTCAGAACATCACAGTAGATACCAGCAGTTTTCCCATCACCATTGAATACAACGCAACCATCTTGACACCCAATGCTTCGCCCTATGGCAATGCAGAAGTGGTAGCGTTGATGGCTGCATTTGGCTCAAATGCAATTAGCACAACAGGCAACATCACAACCGGCAACGTGATCGGCAACGGATCTGGTCTCAGTGCCATCACTGGCGCCAATGTCACTGGCACAGTGGCCAATGCCACTTTTGCATTAACAGCCAACACTGCCACTTTTGCCAACTCAGCCACCATTGCAAATTCAGCCAACTCAGTTGCAGGTGCCAATGTCACAGGCACAGTGGCCAATGCCACCTATGCACTGAACGCAAATACAGCTTCTTTTGCCAACACTGCCACTGTGGCCAACAGTGCCAACGCAGTCACAGGTGCTAATGTTTCGGGCACAGTGGCCAATGCCACCTATGCACTGAATGCAAATACAGCTTCTTTTGCCAACACAGCAACTATTGCTAATTCAGCCAATGCTGTAGCAGGTGCTAACGTTTCAGGCACAGTGGCCAATGCCACCTATGCCGCAAATGCAGGATCTGCTACCACAGCCACCACTGCTGGCACAGTGACTGATGCCGCACAGGCCAACATCACCAGTGTTGGCACACTAAGCAGCCTCAGTGTCACAGGCAATGTTGCCGCAGGTGGTGTGCTCACAGACAACTATCGTTATGCCAACGGCACACCTATATCATTCGCTGGCACATATGGCGATGCCAATGTTGTGGGTTTGATGGGTGCTTTTGGTTCAAATGCCATTTCAACCAGTGGTAATGTCACTGCTGGCAACATCACTGTGACTGCTGATGCAGTGGTGCAAGGCAACCTGACTGTGTCCGGCAACACCACATTCATCAATTCAAATGTGGTCACCATCAATGACAAGTTCATCAATGTGGCCAACAACGCAGCCACAGCAGCCAGTGCAAATGGTGGTGGCATAGGAGTAGGTCCTGCAGGCACAGAATATGCCACACTGGAATATCTATCCACACCCAATGTTTGGGCAACCAATATTGGTGTATCAGTCACAGGCAATGTGGCCGCAGCCAATGTCAACACAGCAGGTGCAGTCAGTGCCACCGGCAATGTCACAGGTGCTTACATTCAGGGCAATGGATCGCTACTGAGCAACATAACAGGTGCCAACGTCACAGGCACAGTGGCCAATGCTACCTTTGCTACTAGTTCAGGTTCAGCAACAACAGCAGCCACAGTCACAGGTGCGGCACAGGCCAATATTACCTCTGTGGGAACACTCACAGGTTTAAGTGTAAGTGGCAACACCACCTCAGGCAATGTGCTCACAGCAGGCACCATAAGTGCCACAGGCAACGTTTCTGGCAACTACATTTTAGGCAACGGATCACAACTCACAGGCCTGCCTGCCACATATGGCAATGCAGATGTTGTGAGTCTATTGGCTGCATTTGGTTCAAACAGTATCAGCACTACAGGCAACGTTACTGCCAGTTATGTGATTGGCAACGGAAGTTTATTGACCAACATCACCGGTGCCAATGTCACAGGTGTAGTGGCTAATGCCACATACGCAGCCTCAGCCGGCTCTGCAGGTTCTGCAAACACAGCCGTCACTGTGACAGGCAACGCACAAGCCAACATTACTTCAGTAGGTGTGTTGACCAGTTTAAGTGTAACTGGCAACGTTGATTCTGGCAATATTTTAACTGCTGGCATTGTGAGTGCCACTAGCAACATCACTGGCAACTACATTTTAGGCAATGGATCACAACTCACAGGCATAACAACTTCTGCAGGCGGATCAAACACACAGATACAGTTCAACGACGGCGGTGTGTTTGCTGGCAATGTGGCCATGACATTCAACAACACCACTGGACGTGTGCAACTGGGCAACATCACCACCACAGGCAGCATCATCAACACTGCCAACACATGGACAGACACCACTGCTGCATCAACAGCACCCAGCACAATCATCATAGGCAATGGCTACAGTGGCAACTACAGCACCACATACCTGACCAACAACCAGCGCAACACAAGATTGAGCCTGATGGATCTGCTCACAGCCACAGACAACGGTGCAAGAAAAACTGAACTGGCATCCACTGTGTATTATGATCTCAACGGTGTCACCACCTACGGCAACGCCAACGTGAACAGTCGCTTGCAGGGCATTACCAGTGAAGTATTCATTCAAAACGGCAACACGGTTCAATCAAGTCCTTTATTGGCACGCAGTGCAGCGATTAGCCTGTCTGCAGGTCAAAGTGCCAACGTTCCTCTCT